TTCAGGGGCAGCGCCCTTGATCCACTGCTTATAAGACCCTTCGGTGTGCGGTGTGACGGTGCCGTCCTTAAAGCTTCCCTCCACGTAAGGGGTGTAGCAGTCACGATCTGCGTCCATGAGGCAGTCTTCTTCGACAAATGCTCGCCCAGAGAAGAGGAACGCCTCCTCCGGGGTGCATGGGTATTCCTGCTTGAACAGGTCCGTTGATCCGAGTTCGTCGATCTTTGACCGACGCCAGTTCAGCTGTTCGCTGGACAGCGAGAAGGTGAGAGCAAGCTTTTCCTCCTCCTTTGTGCGGGTGAAGTACGGGTCGATCTTCTTGGCGTACTCTGGCAGCCAGTACCAGGGGATGAAGATGACGATCCAGTCACTCTCCTTTCGGAGCGCCTTCATCACCTGTTCGTAAAACCACCCGCCCGCACCATTGGCGGTGGACTCGACGATCACTTCGCTGCCTTCCGCCGGAACGGACTGAAGAAGACCGGACACGATTTCACCGCTATTCGGGTAGAACGCGGCCTCGGAGGCGTGGACGTACTTGTTGGTCATGCCGCGCCCGATGTTTGTCGAGCGCGCGGTGCCGATTCGGTACTGGGAGTTCAGTCCGTCGAACACCATTGTGGTGGTCGTCGACGTAGAAAGCGGCGGCTTGAATACGCTGTGCGCTGCGTTGTCGTAGAACGAGCGAACCATGCGAAAGATCGCGGTGGTCGATTCCGCCAGGTGAGACAGCACGAAGGCGTTGGCGTTCTTGGTCTTCGTGACCTTCCAAAAGAAGCGGCCTTCGACGTAGGTCGAGATACCCATCTGCCGGCCCTTGATGACCAGGGCGCGAATACGGCCAGTCTCAGCCAGCTGCCGCTCCAGCTGCTCATGCAGGATTAGCTGCCCACGGTTCAACCTGAACGGGATGACCTCCCCTTGCTTGCTGACGATCCGCAGGACGTTTTTGGCGTACAGAGGGAAGCTGGCTATAAGCTTCTTGATTACCTCTACTTCCACAGACCCATTCCCTTAGCAATTTTCACCGCCCACTTGCCCAGTTCTTCGTCGCTGAGGCGCATCCTCATGATGTTGACCAGCGAGCAAACAAGGCGGATGTTTTCAACCTCGTACCCAACGTCCGGATTTACGCGGTCGATGGATGCGTTCGTGTGCGGTGTTTCTTCGCTGTGCGTTAAGGCAACTCCGGAGATTGCGCAACGACCGGACTGCTCCTCATAGACCATCATCACATCATCGAGGGTGATGTTAAAGGTGATAGCGCGCTTGCCTCGTATTCTGGTGCGGCGCGTGGCACAGCGAAGTTTCTGCGCCAGGTAGTGTTCAATTGACTGGTGGATGTACGTTGCTTGCCGGTTAGGCTTCCAGCAACTCAGGCAGGAGGCAGAGTGCCGACCAGTTCGCGCGTTATAGCGGAACTGGTCGAGCGGCTTCTCTTGACCACATCGGGTGCAACAATACGGCACCCGCCCCGGTTATTTCTTCTTTGGCTTCATAGCCGACTTCATGGAGGCCTTCGCCTTCGGAGCGGCCTTAGCGCCCTTCTTGGCTTCCATCTTCTCTTCCATCTTCGATTCCTTGCCCATGAACGGCATCATCTGCTTCTTCATTTCACGTCTCCACACGCGGCGATGGCCGCTTTTAGTTGCCCTTCGTACCCTCGACGGAGTTCTCGCTCCGCAAGTAGCACCTGTACACGCTCAAATAGACCGGCATCCGCCTCTACTCTGGGGAAGTCCGGCTCCTTGATCGTCTCCGTGACACACGGAACTGGGATTGGCATCCGGATCACTTTCGCCTGGGGCGTGACACAGCCTGCCAAAAAAATAAGCGGGAGAAACAGAACCCGCTTCACTGGTATTTCCTTAGCAGACTGAGCGCCGCCACACACTCATCATCTGCGACCGGCTTCTCTACTAGGATGCGTTGCGCTTTCACGTTGTGATGCTTGGCGTCAAGCGATGCTTTACGCAAGGCTTCCTTCGCCATCACTCCACGACGTTGTGCGTCAGCGGCCCACTCCATAATGGCCACGTTCTGCTGCTCGACGCGATGCTCAAGGTCAACGACCATCAGCTTCTCTCGAGCCAGGTCGCGTTCGACAGAGGTCTTGGCGTACCAGACCCACATGAAGGCCACGACGACAATGCCCGTTAGAAAAAATCGGCGGAATTTCCAACACCACCTGATGACCTCAATCATCGCCATCGACTTCCACCTTTACTGGGCCGGCTTCACCCTTGAGCGAACGCAAAGGACCGCCGACCGCAATCGCAATGAGTGAAACCATCACGCCGGACAGGCCACCGAGCAGCGCCCAGCCAAGAATTTCCAGCTGCTGTGACTGATTTGACACACTCCAGCCACCCTTCCACACGATCCACACCAGCCACGTGCTGAATGCAGACAGTGCGCCGCCCCCGCCCAGGAGGCAGAGGGAGAACAACTGCTTCAGTGACGGCATCTTCACGCCTCGTTCCCGGAAATTTTCGCGGAAGAAGAGGCAAGCATCACTGGACCGCCGACTACCGGGTAACCAGTCGGCCAACGGGAGGCGAACAGCCGGTGCTTTGCCAGGCGCATCACGTTCACGCCGTTCGACTGATTGCCGCCCAGGACGTGGTAGTGCGTGTCGTCCTCGCCCACGTAGAAGCCGACGTGGCCACCACCCTGACGCAGGAAGATCAGGATCGCACCTGGTGACAGGCGCTCACGGCGCAGGAGCGAGCCGTAGTTCTCGTACGCCCTGGCGCGATACCAGGCATCGGGGAATGGCAGATCAGCCTCTTTGAGGCAGTGCGCGACGAATGTGCCACACCAGGCCATCTCGTCGTCCGACCACCAGGCCTTCAGGCCACGGAGCCAGCCAAGGATCACATTAGAATGTTTCGGACCGGGAACCTCCTTTACACCCAGGTATGACTGCGCTGCGAGCAGCCACGGCGGAGATACGGTCATCAATTCACCACTTCACCTTGTCCGCCCAAAAGGCCGCAGACAGCTTGCCCTTGCTGATGTTGACGGCGTGACGCGCCTTGAAGGCCTCGTTGCGCTTGGAACCGTCCGGCGAACCCTTCACACCCTGCTGCCCGAAGCGGATCGTCTTGATCGTGTCCCCGTCCTTCGCGACAACGACGTGCGACTTGCTTGGGTGTGACGGCGTCGCCTTCGGCTTGTTGAAGCCAGACACGCCAGCCTTCTCGAGGCGCGGGTCTTTAGCCATCAGAATCGCTTTGTGGCGTTCGCCATCAGCGCCTTGTTGGCCCTGTTGTACGACAGACCAATCCCAGTGTCCTTGTTCTGGTAGTCCACGCCGACATCGAAGTTCTTGGACTGTGGCTGGTAGTTGGCTCGAGCATTGACGTAACCATCGCCCACAGGCTGGCCTACGTTCGCTCCGACGTTCTGCACACCGCCGCGACCCATGCTGGCGTTCAGGCCAAGGTTGCCTCGCCCCAGAGGCTGGTTGTAGTTCGCGCTGAGACGACTATCGCCTGGCACCAGGGTAGCGTTCAGGTCGAGATTGCCACGACCCATCGGGGCATTGACGCCGACACCCGCTCCAAGCTGATCACCGTCGATCACGGGGCCACCGCGAACCTCTACTGGCTGCGATTCCCGCATAGGCATATCGCTCACCGGCTGCATCGGAACAGTCATGTCGTACGGGATCGAGTCGCCCTCGAACTCTTCGTAGGAAGGCTTCTTGAAGTACGAGCCATCGTTGACCGACGCCTGGAAGTTGCGCAGGTAGAGAGAAACAGGATCGGCCATTAGAACCTCACAATCATCAGCAGGAAGCCAAAGTTCACGCGCACTATGCCGGTGTAGAACTCAGCGCCAAAGTTGAAGCAGCTGAAAGACAGCCCGAAGAATGCTAGAGGGTCGTCGCCACGGTGCAAGGTGATGCCCGCGATCCTCTCAGACATCTCGTCAAACATCGGCCACAACATCGGCCAACTTGGTCTCGTTTTTCGGCTGCCGGCGTGGATCACCGCGCAAGGGACTCACGCTCCTCGCCAGGGTACGCACAACGCCCGCCTGCTCCTCAGCCTTAGCCTTGGCGCGATTGATGGCGCTCATTCCGGACTTCATGAACAGCACGTTGGCCTCCGCGTTTCATAACGCAGTACAGCCATTTTGCGCAGAAGGCAAAGCAGAAGTCGTCATCTGCATAAGGCTTATGGAGGGGACATCAAAAATGCGTTTTATATTTTTTGGGTTTCGTTTGTCAGATTGACTACCCCCCTGGTTAGGAATGGGTAGGGGTAGGTTAGGGTGGATACCAATACTGGGGCTACAGCGTTTGCAGTCTCGTATGGAACCGCAGACTCGAGGCCGGGGTCGCGGCACCACGTCCCCCCCCCTCTAGGCGGGCAGGTCAGGTAGGCAGGCGGGTCAGGCAGGGCGGATGCGGATCGGCGCTGGCGCACTGGCCGTGCATAGAGGAAGGCCACACCACCGATGGCCCAAAGAAAACCCCGCCCAAACCCTATGCAATGCAGCGCAATGCGAGGCTTGAGCAGGGTGTTAGCAGGGCAACGACCACGACCCTGTCTAGGTTGTGGTCTTACTGCATGGTGTCCGGGTCATCCTCGTCCAGATCGAGCGTCGCGAGGAAGTCCCCGGTCTGGTTCACGGTGATGTCTTTCTTGTCCGGAGCGAAGATGCCGACCACCTTGCCGAGCAGTTCGAGGCTGCGAACCTTGGCTGCATCGCTGTCCGCCTGATCGGCCATCGTCATCAATCGGGACGTGACCCAGTCGCCAGACAGAGCCAGACGGTCTAGCTGTGCTGTTTTCTCCCCCTCTAACCTCACCCTGATCTTCGTCATCTTTAGCATCTCTGAGGCGGTCGGCGCTGCACTGCGCGGTGCATATCCTGCCTCTATCGCTGCCTGTGTCCCATTGCCTCCATTGGCGATGTACGCCGCCACAAACCTCTGTTGCTTGGGCGTCACGTAATCCTTGTTCACTGAGGCGATGGCCTTGGCCTTTCCCTCTGCTGTCTTTGGTTCGCGCATGATCTGATCTCTCACTGGTTGGTCTCTCCCCTATAGCGTTATCTCTCTCTACTGTCTCTGTCCCTACTACAGAGGATGAAGCTGCTGGCCCTCTGGTTTTTCCCGCCCCAATTTTAAAAGTTGACAGACCCCTTTCTCCGATTCTAAGACGGTGTCGTCTTAGGCGACAAACAGTGAATGGAGACTGACATGACCAACGACTTCACCACCGCAGTGGCACCAGCAATCACCCTCGACAACGCACGTGCGTACGCCGCGCAGACGGACAAGTATCTGTGGGTCGAGTACCACATCCTCGACACGCTCGACATTCGCGCAACAGGCAACCGGGTCAACTGGGTTGAGGATCGCTTCGACGAACTCCTCGCCGCAGCCTGAAACTCTGGGGCGGCTTCGGTCGCCCCTCCAATTGCCTGAATAATTCCAAGGAAGGAACC